ACTTCTAAGTATACTAAGGATGAGATATTAGCAGAGTTCTGTGATATCAATCTGTCTGGTGGATTCAAAGTACAGTCTGTACATTATGAAATCATTATAGCAGCTCAGATGAGAGATGCATATGATAAATTAGTATTCCCAGATTGGACTGATCCTAATGTACAGTATCAGATTCTTACATTATCTAAGTCTCTGACAGATAATCCATCATTCACCACATCTGCACAGTATCAGAAGATCGCTCAGATGATCTGGAAACCTATCACTTATATTAAGACAAAGCCTGCTATGAATGATTTGTATTTCATGATTCAACCTCAAGAGTATATTCATTCAGCTGGTCTAATAGCAGATACTACCGATATCAAATCTGATAGAGAGGAGAATATTATAGAGGCAGTATCATTCAACAAGGATCTCATTGGAAAGGGAGATTTTAGATGAAAAAGAAAAAGCCAGAGAAGGACAACACAATAAGAAGGGAAATCAAGACAACTAAAGATACAGATCCAGAAGAGTATAAGAAGTTGATTGAGAAGAGACGAGCGGCTATTGCTCAGAATAAACAGATTACACAGAAATACAGGGATAGCAAGTAGGCTATCCCTCTTTTATTTTTGAAAGGAGGTGGTAATATTGTCTGATAGAGATGAAGTAACTAAATATACTATGTTAAAAAATAGTATATTAGGCATTCAAGTTAGAGATTTCATTACTAATATAATTGGATTGGAATATTCAAGGGTAGATATTAGAAAGATAGCTATGAAAAAGATTGTCTCATATCCAACAATGATGGATGTATATACCTTTGGAGATAATGCCATGCCAGTAACATTTTATTCTTGCACTCTGAAATTGACAATAGATGGAGAGAAGTGTAAGTTTAAAGGTGAAATGTGCGACACTGAGGAATATGCAGTAATGAAAGCATTATATGCTTTAAAAAGACAGTATAAGGCAAAGGAGAAGAAAGATGAGTAGATATGCAGCATATCCTATCATAAGTGATAGCACTATGGGTAAGTATATAGAGCATTATATATGCGAAGTAATAATACCACACCCATATATTATGAATGTAATATTGAGCAAAGCTAATATAAAGAAATATGTAGTAATAGAAGACCAAGCAACATTTTATTCTTGCACTCTTAAATTATACCTTGATAATAAGAAATGCAAGTTTAAAGGAGGCATATTTGGCACTGAGCAGGAAGCAGTAGATGATGCATTAGCTGTATTTAGGGATTATGCAAATAAGGAGGGATTAAAATGAGTAATGAAAAATTGATGGAAACACTAGGAAAGATATTTACTGAGAAATATGGAGTAGCAATAGAGTCTGCTTCATATGAGATTGAAACTTGTGAATTCTGTAATTCGCCGTATCAGTGCAGAGTTCATATGACTGTAGATGGTTCTAATAGAACCGGAAGATCTTGTGCATGTAATAGCGAAGGTGAAGCCATTATTAGCGCATTTGAAGAGGCTATTCAGCCTAAATATACTTTAGGAGGATTGACGAATGCTGTACTTTGATGAAAAGGGATTAGAAGATGAGTATATAAATATCATGGAATATTATAGGCAATTTGTTAAATACATCATGAGTAGGAATTTGGATAAATATACAGATGTAGATGGCTCACTGAGTATTCAGGCAACAACTTACTGGTTTGATTTAAAAGCTATACGCAGTAATGGATTCAGATTTGTTGGTGATATGTATTTGCATATCACTTTTAAATATTATGATTCATGGAAAGATGCTGGTCAGGAGCTTGAGTTTGAGTATAATGCTAATGCAAATAATATAGTTTCTTCTAAGTATGATGATCCTATAGATACCGCATTAGATGAGATTGCTAATGCTCTAGAAGAATGGCTTGGAACCATGTCATCCAGAGTAGTTTCTACAGTATATAGAACTTAATAGGGTAATTACTATATAGAAGAAGAGAGGAAAAGACAATGCCAAGTATCAATGTAAAGAATTCATGCATAGAAGTTGGAGATTATGAATGGGGTAGTTGCCCTAGAATAGAGAATAGCTTTATGATGTATGATATGGTAACCCATTCTAATTATTATGTCGGAATATGGTATGATGGAGATACTAGTACTCTATATCTGCCAAGAGGTATAGATATTTGGTTTGTTGAGAAGTATATAGGAGCTACTGCTAGAATCGACCACGAGTATGATGAATTTGATCATATTAGAGATGTGTATATTAAATCTCTCCCTCGTGACCAAGTACAGAAAGAATCATTAAGATTTATGCTTGGTGAGGGAGAGTATAAAGATAATAAGATGAGATCTCAATTGAGTTTAAATCTCAATACTGGTAAAGGTAAGACATATGTAAGTGTAGCCACTATAGCATATGAGAGAATCAAGTCTATTATTATCACATACTCTAATCAGTGGTTAAAGCAGTGGGCTGATTGCATCAAGGAATATACTGATATGCAAGATAGAGATATATATCAAATCTCTGGAGCACAAGCTATTGATATGATACTAAGTGGGAAGAGTATTCACTCAGATCATTGTGTATATTTGATCACACACTCTACAATCACTTCTTACGCTGCCAGCTATGGGTGGGATAAGATAGGGTTGTTATTTAAAAAGCTTAGGATTGGAATGAAGTTCTATGATGAAGCACATCTCAATTTTGAGAATATGTGCATGATAGATTTCCATACCAATACCTACAGGACCTATTATATTACAGCTACTCCTGCTAGAAGTGATGAGAGAGAAAATAAGATCTATCAATTGTATATGAAAAATGTTCCAGGGATTACTCTCTTTGATAAAGAAGAAGATCCGCATACCCATTATATATCAATTATGTTTAATAGTAAACCTAAGGCTAGAGAAGTTAGCAAGATGAAAAATCCATATGGGCTTGATATTAATAAATACGCTAATTATGTAGTGGAGAAAGAGAATTTCCATATGACTATTAAAGTAGTATTAGATATGGTATTCAGAATATGTGGAAGAACTGGTAGAGCTCTGTTTTTCTTCCATACCAATGAAGCAATACGGATAATGCATAATTGGTTTGAGGAGAATTATCCTGAGATGAAAGGATTAATGAGCATATATACTAGTGCTAACGAGGACAAGGCTAGCGCTAAGAATGCAAGAATTATTTTGAGTACCGCGAAATCCGCCGGAGCAGCTGAGGACATTAGGGGTTTAAAAGTAGCAGTGATTATGGATGAGCCTTTTAAGTCTAAAGTAATTGCTAGACAGATATTAGGGCGTACAAGAGATGATGATACTTACTTGATCGAAATGGTTGACTTGGGATTCTATAATATAAAGAAATGGTACTACAATAAATTACCTACTTATCAGAAGTATGCTATAGATACTAGAGAAGTATTAATGACTCAGACTGAATTAGAGGAAAGAGTATTTAATATTGATGATGCTAGAGACTTCAAGATAAGACCTATGGTAAGAGTACAGAATACTGTAATAGACTGTGTATCTTTCAATGATGATTTCAAGCAGCCAAGAGATTGTGTAAATTTCAGATATCCATTGATTAAATAGAGGAGGCAAACATGGATAAGATGAATTTGAGATTAAGAAAAAAGAGCGAGACAGAAAAGAATAGAACGGAGATAATAAAGAAATACTTTATAGGCAATTGTCTAGATAGAGATGAAAACGCTGATAAAGTAGTTCTTGAATTTATCTATGATTTCTATATGAGCAATGTAAAAACATCTGATGATTATAATGTAGTAATAGATACATTTTCACATGGCTATTGCTGGTACTTTGCTCATATGCTGCAATTAGCATTTGAGTGTGGTGAGGTATGTTGGTGTGCTCCATATGGGCATTTCGTATGGGTTAAAGATGGAGTACCATATGATATTGATGGAGTAAGTATATCTTATCCTGAGCACTATATTCCGGAGAGATATATCAAAGAGGGCTTAGATGACTTTAAGCATGTACCTGGAAAGGTATTCAATGCCAATGAGGAATATATTCAGGAGGCAATAAATAAATATTTAGCAGATAAGGAGAAAGAAAATGGGATTCAAAGATGAGAATGGAAATGATGTATATGATATGCAGCTTACTACAAGACTGCTTGATGTAATGATTCATGGATGCGAGATGTACTCAGATGAGTATATCCAGAGTGTATTTGATATAGTCTGTGTGCATCTCAAGAAGAGTGCATTATATGACTATAGCAATGAAGCGCAAAAAGCTATTAAAGAAGTTAAAGAAGTCCCAGCATTATCACGTAAGTCATTACCAGATGTATATAATATGATGGTTGATTTGTTTCTATATTCAACTGAGATATATTGTAGCGGTACCAGAGATAGAGATGAAGAATATTACGATGATTTAGTTGAGAATAGAACTTTCGTAAAATTAATCAGAAAGTATATTCCTGATAAGATTATCGCTGATAAGATGATTGCTAATATGATCGATGATACATGTGAGATTATCTTTATAGGAAGAGATGCAGATAGTGGAATTCTGCGTACATTCAATTCTGATTCTGGTACTGAGATCGTTAAGAGTAATAATGATTGTACTGCAACTTTACAAGGCACTATTAAAGGTAATAAAGGTGGGCAGATTAGTGAATGGAAATATGTGTTGGTAAAGAAATCAAGCAGAATTATATGGGGGCAAAAATATGATGATGAAGTTGCATACGATGGTAAGACTCTTGAAATTGATATAGTTTTAGGCTTAAATAAATAAAGAAATAAAAAAATGGGGTGCTTCGGCACCCCTTATTTTTTATTTCTTTCCCCAGCGGATAATAGCAATTCCAGATCCGCCGTCTCCACCATTTGACCATATAGGGCCAGATATATATGTTGATGCTGAACCAGCTCCACCTCCACCAGTTCCAGGAGTTCCTCTATAGCCATCTATATATCGCATAGTATCTGAATTTTTTCCAGAATATAAAAGAGCTTTTGTATCAGATACGCCAATGCCATTTCCTCCACCACCTTCTCCTCCAGTATTTGCTTTATTTTCATCTACTCCGCCTCCTCCACCGCCAGCATATAGGGTGCCATCGCTCTCTCCAAAGTATCTAGTAGTAGTTCCTTGGCCAGTCTGAAATCCAGTTGCACCTCCATTATATCCACCATTTGTGGAATATTGCTTCCATGTTATCCACTCATAACCTCCATATGTTCCTGCGGTTGAACAATATTCTCCATTTCCTCCACCACTTCCGCCAGAACTACTTGTTGCTCCATTTGCACTACATAATACTGTATTATTATATGCAACAGATGTTGATGACCCAGGATATGCACATGTTCTATTGCTACTAGTAGAATAGGGATCAATATTACTTGGTCTTGTTCCACCAGATCCAATTGTAATTGAAATTTCTTGCCCTTCTTCTACTTCTACATTAGATACTGTTTTAGTATATCCTCCAGAACCTCCATCACCACCATAGAAATACCCTCCTATTCCTCCCCATGATATTAATCCACCTCCAGCTGCACCACCTCCTACACAGAAGACGTCAATTGACTTAACGCCTTTCGGAACTGTGAAAACTCCGGATGTCGTAAATACAGTAACTGATCGTACAAAAAATAAGGGGTGCCGAAGCACCCCTCTATTCTACAGCTCCTCGATAACCTCCCAGGTGAAGGTTCCCTTGCCCGAGTTATGCCACTGGCCTAAACCATTGAACTGGCCATAATCCAGCCATTCCTGGCATAAGCCCCACATCTCATTATTCAGACACAGCAGCTCGAATTCCACAATGGTTCCCTCCGGAATAGACTCACTACAAGCGAGTGCAACACGATCGCCCTGTGCTGTCTGAGCACGAAGCGGGCGCTCGCAGATTCCGATACCACCATCTTCCGGCAACTGAAGCTTGATCTTCTTCTGCGGGAATACCAGACGATCGATCTTCTTCTTATAAGAGGTAAGCTTATTGCTCTTGGTGCCGGATACCTCACGCAGAGCTCCACAGGCCTCCTTGAAGAATCCCTTAATCAAATAGCCTAATAAGATAAGACTACCATCAACCGGATCACGGCGGAACACAGTAATCTGCTTATCTGCGTATTCATCGATACCCACCATCTCGATCTCTTCCTTAGCGGACAGAGCATCCGGCGCTTTGGACTCAATGAACGTGTGGTAAATGTTCTTGTCGTTAGGAGCTGTTCCTAACATCTCATCTGTCATAGTAAGACGAATCTTTACCTTGACTCCAGTGTCCTTTGTTGCTGTTGCATCATCAGTTTTCTTTGCTCTTGGCATGTTTAATACCATCCTTTCTTTAAGTAATATTATCGTTACAAGTGATATGGCATTCACTTATACACATAAATAATATATAATTGAAAGGTGCATAGTTTTACAAAAAATAAGAGAGCTCATTTGAGCTCTCTATAATATATTCTCATAGTATTATTTTATTGCTTACCCCAACGTACAATACAGCATCCACTACTTCCTTTGCACAGAATAGGCCCAGCAGTACTATAATCGTTGAAGCAAATAGTCACGCCAGAATAATATCCATTGCCAACTGGATTAGCTACTGTAAATGGGCATAAGCCAACTCCACCATCTCCATCACCAGCAGATCTAACGCCATACAAATTATATACCGGATCTGGATTCCCTAAACCAGAAATATATTTATTATCTGATGTTACAGTATAATATACTCCCATTCCTCCATCCGAGTATACTGTCCCATTTGTTTCCCCAAAATATTGCGTATTAGTACCTTGCCCTTTGCCAGGTGTTCCATTATTATTATATTCATACCCATCAGAACCATTATGTCCAGGAAGTGCAACACCTTCCTTATATATATCCTTAGCTGCAGCTCCCCCACTTCCTCCATTACCTCCATTAGTCTGACTTGCTGGGGCTTTTCCTCCATTAGCTGCAACTCCAATAAATGCACCAGTTATACTAGATTGCCCTCCATCTTTTGCTGTACTCCAAGATGTTCCAGCCTCTCCACCTGCTCCAACTGTAATTGTTAATTTTTCTCCAGGTTTTGTTGTTTGAGCTAATCTATAATTAGTATATCCGCCGCCTGGTCCTGCAAAATTGCCTATCACTCCATGCATACTACCACCTCCACCTCCTACACAGAAGACGTCAATTGACTTAACGCCTTTCGGAACTGTGAAAACTCCGGATGTCGTAAATACAGTTTCTCCGGGCTTTACTCCGCTGTAAATAGCTTTGGCTTCTCCATCTTTTCCGGTATAAATATCACTTACTTCTTTTGGTACTCCATTTACTGCTACATAGACATCAGTAACTTCTTTTGGCTTGTTATTAACACCTACATAAATAGCCATGATTAATTAAACCTCCTAACTGTTTTATTTTTGTGGCTATTAAGGCTCACCTGCAGGACCAGTGCAGGTGAGTCAATATAAGCATTTTTTTGTCCGTATTTTAGTAAGTATAGCTATATATTAATTAGCACAATTATTAAAGAAATGTGCAAAAAAAAAAACGCAACCTGATTGAAAAGTGATGAATTTAAAGAAAAACCAAAAGTACCTGTATTTACGACATCCGGAGTTTTCACAGTTCCGAAAGGCGTTAAGTCAATTGACGTCTTCTGTGTAGGAGGAGGGAGTAATGGGACTAGTAATACTTCCAGTGAATGTTCATATAGTTATTATGGGGTTACTTATCTATGCAGAAATTCTAAATGCAGTTGGGCATATGGAATACATGGTGATGGCGGTACGGTATATGCACAAGCACCATATGCAACTAATACTACCTATAATTTTGGAAGCGGAGGAAAATACTATACCAAATCAAATATATCTGTAGAACCAGGACAGCAAATTTCTATTACAGTAGGTGCTGGTGGTGGCACTTCAAAAGCTGGATCATTATGCACTAGTGATAGTGGGTCTACTAGTGCTTATGGTACTTTTTCTAAATATTGTTCAAGTGGATATTATGTTGAATGGTCATTAACCATTCCATCGGCAGGACTATTTACAGCAAGTACAGTTCCATGCCCTTTATGCGGTGAAAATATGGTTTATAGCTTTATTTATACAGCTTATGTAGCATACAGAAGTTCTAGTAGTAATATTAGCAGATATGCTCAAAAAGGCGGTTATGCATATAATGATACCACTAAAGGATTATATGGATGCGGTGGTGGATATAGAAGTGGATATTCTGGTAGTGGAGATGGCGGTACTAATGGAAATGGCTATTCTGGTATAGTATTAATCAAATGGGATAAATGAAAAATGCAGAGAGCACTCTAAGTGCTCTCTATATTTTAACTTTTCTTAAAATTCTTTGGATCCCATCTGATAATACATGTACCATCTGCTGCTTTCTTAGCAACTACGCTAGTATCATATTTTATTGTAAACCCATTTATTAAACCAGTGCTAGCAACAATAGTAGTATCCCAATACGTATTAGAGACAGCTACACCTCCACTTCCATATGCGGATCCAACGTTAGGCTGATATTTCGCATAGACACCTGAATATCTTCCATAATATTCATAATAATAATATGGATAAGAGCCATTTTGCCCCATAGCATATTTGTATACAAAAATATTAATTGTCCCATTCCCACCACCGGCATATAAAGTGCCATCAGACTCTCCAAAGTATCTTGTAGTAGTGCCCTGGCCTTTTCCACCATTTCCGCCATAATGTATATAGCCAGAAGAATAATCCATATAGAAGCTGCTATATGGCAAGCCATTAATACCAATAGTTGTAACTACCCATGTTCCAACATAGTCCTTGGTACCATCACCTCCATTATATCCACCTATGCCAACAGCATATGCCATAGCTGTATTAATGTCAGTTCCACTATATGTATAAGCACTGTAATATACTGGAGCACCACCGCCGCCGGAACCGCCATTACCACCTGCACTACTAGATCCACCATATCCTCCATTAGCAGAACAAAAAGATCCGATTGATGACGCGCCTCCAGTGCCTTGCCCATTAGAACCACTGCCGACTGTAATAGTAATTTCTTGTCCTTCTTCTACCTCTATATCAGAAACGGTTTTGGTGTACCCTCCTCCAGCCCCAGAGTACACGGCGTTTCCAATAACTCCACATCCTCCCCCTCCTCCTACACAGAAGACGTCAATTGACTTAACGCCTTTCGGAACTGTGAAAACTCCGGATGTCGTAAATACAGTTTCTCCAGGTTTCACACCACTATATACAGCAGCTGGTTCACCACCACTATCGCCACTATATATATCACTTACTTCTTTAGGAGCACCATTAACGCCAACATATACTTCGCTAACTTCTTTAGGTACTCCATTTATACCTACATAAATAGCCATTTTTCTTAGTTTCCTCCAATCTTAAAGTATTTTTCTCATATTTCAAATACTTATCATCTCGCTATATAAAAAATCATAATACCCTATTTACACTTTTAATTCTTCCTCTCTCTATACTAGTACTAGGGACTTATATAAATAATCAATATGTCTCCGCGTAATGCGCTAATATTAATATAAAAGAGAAAAAGATTTTTTCTTTTCTTTTGTATATTGGGAAAAATATATAATTGGAAATATATTTATATATATTATAATATGATAATAATTATATTTTTTAAGAAGATTATATTTGTATAATAAGAAATCAATTAATATAATGTTGGACTGGTAAATTGTAAGGATGAATATGTAATAATATTCTAAAAATACTCTCTAAACGCCTTTATTGAAGTACCTGAGACTAAAATTCTCATAATTCTCTCTATATGATTAAAATCAAAAATTTCACACAAAATTGGTCTAAACTTGGGTGGTATATCCAATATTAATTGATTTCTTATTATACAAATATAATCTTCTTAAAAAATATAATTATTATCATATTATAATATATATAAATATATTTCCAATTATATATTTTTCCCAATATACAAAAGAAAAGAAAAAATCTTTTTCTCTTTTATATTAATATTAGCGCATTACGCGGAGACATATGACTAGTAATACGAGCCCCAAGGCCCGGCTGTACGTCAGAAGTGCAGACGGGCCTTCGATTTTTGAGATATTCTATAAGAAAAGAGAAGGAAGAGTATCCTTACTGTATTTACGACATCCGGAGTTTTCACAGTTCCGAAAGGCGTTAAGTCAATTGACGTCTTCTGTGTAGGTGGTGGGGATGGTGGTGAATTAGCATATGGATTTGGATATACCAATTATAATACTGGATATGAACGTAGAGTAATATATAATGGCAATGGTGGAAATGGTGGCGGAACTACTACATCAAAAGCAGCATCAGTACGTTCAATATCATCTGTTGCCATTACAATTGGCGCTGGTGGATCATGGAGTTCAGATTTTCTTGGTAATCAAAAACTGAGTAGCCCAGGAAATACAATAGTAAATATAAATGATAGCAATATAACTGGAAAAGCAAAAAGCGGAAGCGGCGGAGGCAATGGATTAACAAGTTCATGGATCTATGATTATGATTCGAATTATGGTGCCTATATCTACAAAGATTCACTATGTTTTTCATCCAATGGCGGATCTGATGGTAGTGCCGGGGGTAAATACTTTTATGAGTTCTATACTAATTATGGCAGTGGTAATAAAAGTGCATATGTATATATGTCAAATGGCCAAGGAACCACTACTAGATATTTTGGAGAATCCGATGGTACTTTATATGCTGGCGGTGGAGGAGGCGGAGGAAAATCAAGTAGCAGCTGGTATGGCGCTACTAGTGGCGGAGCTGGAGGAGGAGGAAATGGAGGATGCTATGGCTATGGTTTCTCTTGCAGTGCAAATACCGGAGGCGGTGGAGGCGGTGGTGATACTGGGAAATCTAGTTATGCATTTTGGGCATCAGCTGGTACAATTCATGGTGGCAATGGCGGTAGCGGCATAGCTATTATAAGATGGCCTGGAACTAAATAGAATAAGAAAATATAGAGAGCACTTAGAGTGCTCTCTTTTTTTTTAACTTTTCTTAAAATTCTTTGGATCCCACTTTATTATCGCAACCCCACCACGTCCAGAAGATAGCTCTTTCCCAGTAGTAGCATCCGTGATAGCATGTGTTGTCCATCCGGTTTGCTGCCCATATGTACCATATACGCCAGTCCACCCATATATTGGATAAGGGCAGCCTCCACCGCCTGGGGTATTTTGATAAGAATTATAGCAAGCCATATCAGTACAAAGACCATTAGTACTATCAGTTATATAATAGCATATATTTATTGCCCCATTCCCACCATTAGCATATGCAGTACCACCGCTCTCTCCAAAGTATCTAGTAGTAGTACCTTGACCTTTACCACCATAATTAAAACCACTATAGTAATTTCTGGTATAGTCAAATGCACGAGAAGGGGATGCATCATTGCCATCATAGCCGCCATAACTACCATCCCAAAACACATTTGGGAAATTATAATAAGTTCCATACGATACAATAGAATATACATAGCATATATATGCTGGAGCTGGGCCACCGCCTGATCCTCCATTAGCGCCACTACCATAATATCCACCATTAGCACTGCAATATGATCCGATAGATGATGCACCACCATTTGCTCCTACTCCTCCTGCACCTACTGTAACGGTAATTTGCTGCCCCGGCTCAACTTCTATGTCCTTAACAGTTTTAGTGTAACCACCTCCGGCACCTCCAGTAGATCCAGTGGTTAAATATGCTGCTCCGCCCCCTCCTCCTACACAGAAGACGTCAATTGACTTAACGCCTTTCGGAACTGTGAAAACTCCGGATGTCGTAAATACAGTCTCCCCAGGCAATCTTTTATATATGGGGAAACAATAAAATAATTTGTTTTAGTTTGGAGGTGTTACTATGGAAGATTATTCTAATTATCATTTAATAAGAGTCATGCAAGAATATGTAAAAGGAAATGGATTGTCTGAATCAGATGTATCCTCTATTATAGATGAATTAAAATATGCAGAAGACCAGCATAATCTCACTGCTCCTATAACTCCTATAAATACTTATAGATCATCATATGGAGCTACTTGTGGTATATGCCCTAGATGTACTAAAGGAGTTAATTCAGAGACAGATAAATTTTGTCATAACTGCGGAGCTAGGCTAATCTGGTCATAAAATACTCTAAGAGCTACATATTAGTAATAATTAAGTAGGGTGATGGTGTTATGGAAGATTGTGTTAGTTTCTTAGACTATGATAAGATATCAGATGATCTCATATGGTTTTCTAAAGATATAGTATTAAGATTCAATGTAAGACTCTCATATAAAACTCCATCTGGTGAGCGTAGACATTATTTAAATGAAGTAAGGTATGATTCTAAATATTCAAACTATGGCAAAGTGCTTACAGTACGTAGGCACTTTGATTATTATCTCTCGCTGGATGTAAAGTATGAATTTGAGTCTAGTGTATTAATTAGAGCAAAAGATATGTTGAATATAAGAGCTCAATTGAAAATGGCTAGTAAGTGGTTTTCAGATGGAGTATTTGGTAAAGATAGAAAACGTAAATTACACGTTATAGGAAGTCCGAAGCCAATCTATATAAGAAATCTTGCTGATAAATATATAGAACTTCAACCAACTATTGTTACATTTGATAATAGTACTCAGATAGAAGGAGTTAGAGTAATATTAAATGGACTTACTCAAGCGGATATATCTGTAGATAGATTTATGGAGTGGGTTTATTTGATGAATAGTATGGATATGTATGGATGCGCTATAGGATTAGTGAATTTCATACAACCAGATCTTGGTAAGAATGTATATACTATGGAGAATAATTCGTATAAATATGATGATGAATTCTCAGATGAATCTCAATGCGATGCCAAGATTAGAAAACAGAAGAAACCAATCAAAGAATCAGATTCATTCTTTGATAAATTAGATGATATGTAAAGGAGGAGTACATGAATAAAAAGATAAGGCGTATTAAGAAACACAATTCAATAGAGAATAGAAAGTATCTGAAAGAGATGAAGATTGCAGAAAGCAAGTTTAAGTTCATCAAATATCGCAGAAATGCTTTTAAGAAGATACTGACTGAAATGTGTGTAGCTATGGATCACTTGCATAAGTGTAAACCTGTACCTGGTAAGAAATATGGTACTATACAGATCGCTGGATATAATGAAATAGGAGAAGAAGATGAATAAGAAAGAGAGAATCAAGAAGAAGCATAAAAAGATTATGCATAGGAAAGCTCGTAAGATAGTACGCATGTTTAGAAATCTGGTCAAGTTTAAAAGCTATTATTTTGGATATAGATACAAAGAGAGACCTATACCTATCAAGTACAATAATTGCACTTCAAATATAATAGAGAGACTTCCCACTGATAGGGAGATAATTGCTTATAGACAGAGGGCGCTAGAGTATATGTATTTCTGTGGCCATGAGATGAAGAGATCTGCCTATTATACTCTTAAGGGTATGAATAGGAGAAATAATAATGAAGAGAATGTCATGAATTTCATTAGAAAAAGAAACCCAGGGCTTGCAAACAGAATCGAAGAATATAAGCAAGAGAAGCAAACTATATTGGAGTATCAATTAAGATATGACAGTCCTATAGACTATGCAACTTTTAAAGTTAATATTGCAATGGATGATGACTCCCTGACTTGATATTAGTCAGGGAGCTAATTTTGTTTCAAATATATATTATAAATATAGAAAGAGATGAAAGGAGATTTCTATATGAAAGATGAAAGTATTATTGCTTTTATGAACTATGATGTTTATAAGACATCAACTTATTTAACTTTGATCTGGAATCAATTAAATAAGTTAGACAAAGACACAGAAAAGAGAGAACAGCTAATGGCATTTGCAGAAGATCTGCAGGAGCATTTTCTGACAGAGCATGGTATTACAGAGAATGAAGCATACTCTAATTACTATGTCAACAATTCTCATTGCTTAGATGATATTTCTAATATCATTATGCAAATTGGAAATGGTTATACTAAAGATCGTAATGATTGGTTTATGATGAATGTACGATCTATGTATAAGCAATGTACCAGTGAAGCATCAGTATATGATACAGACGCAGACAAGTTTGATTGCTTCAAAGAAGCTATTGATAAGCGTTGTGGTAGTGTATGTCTGGTTCTGGTATCATCATATGATACTGGAGACTTTGATATTGTTAAGGGAAGATTAATTAGCTCTATATACTATGGCTGTGGATTTAAGCTGAGTGATGGAGTTAATTATGATTTCAGAGATACATATGAAGACACTATAGAGATCAATGCTGACTTCGATATTAGTAACAACAAGAAAGTCTATGAAGGCAGATTTATGGTAGTGACATTATATGATAACTTTGGAGTCTGTGGTAGAATTGGAGTAGTGGGGCCTGTTGGTGAATATATCGATACCATAGAGAAGCAGAAGGATGATGTAATTGAACTCAGAATGAATGTCAAGCTGCATAAGCCGGTAAAGGTACTACAACTTGAGAGATTATAGAAAGGAATAGATATGCTATTCAGAAAAAATAGAAATAAAAAATATAAAATCATAGGAAAAGAATATGATGATGGTAGAGGCTTTTTATATTCTATAAGATCTGTCAGAAATATTTGTGACGAAAATATAGACATAGAAAAGGGAACCAATGGTGGCTCTATAACAATGGGAGGATTATCTGATGAAGGTAATTCCTGGATTACAGAAGGATCTTATGCCAGAGATTCATGGATTGCGGATAATTCATACGTGACTGGCCACTCAGATCTTGCAGATACTGTATTGACTGGAGCTTCATATGTGAATAATTCTATTGCTAAATCTGGCACTGCTCATTGCACTACTCTTATCAGTACTAAGATATCTTGCTCTAGCTTCGCTAATGCATATATCAGAGATAGTAATATTAGACACTCATGCATAGAGCATGCACAAATCATGGATTCTACAATAATGTATTGCACTATCACTGGAATCTCTTGCATTAAGGATTCTAATCTATCTCATGTTAAATTTGATACTAGAGCTAATATTAGATGGGCTAGTGTAATACACCAGAGCTGCATTGAATTTGGTAGTGTATCTTTTGGAGATGATTTCTATGCCGATATAGTAATATACTCAGTGAATCAGAATATGGGAAAAATGCCATTTGATTCCAAGTATGCTGTAAGCATTGAGATATTTAATCTCGCTAAGTATTATGACACTATAGTAGGATCTGTTACAGAGGCTGCTGATTATATTCAGGATCTGCCTCTTACAGTAGATAATACTACTATAGCTATAAATCTATTGCAGAATTTGACAACCAAGTATTTTGCAACCAATAAGGAAGGAGTAACAAGCAATGTGGAAAAGCAAGAGGAAGTATAAGTTGGACAACTATGATGAGTTGACCGGGTACCATGTAGTGGCGCTCAAGAACTCACCAAACTTTAGAATAGGTACTATGGGAGGTAATGTGGATAGTGCTCTTACATTATCTCATGATGGTAACTGTTGGATTGATGATAGTAGTCTTGCTAAGAGGTCTACTATCAGGGATGATGCATATATTACTATATCATCTCGTATTGTAGAAAGCACGGTAAGTGGTGGATCTATCATTAGCTCAACAAAGGTGTCTGGTAGTATTGTAAATGATTCTAATATCTTTGATACTGTAGTAGAAATATCTAAGATCGATAAGACATTTGCTAAGCATTCTGCTATCGGGGATCGCAGTATCATCAATCACTGCAAATTTGTAAACTGCTCAGTGTATGATGCTGATCTGTTTGATGTGAAGGCATACGATTCTACTATCCTTAATACCAGTATTCCTATCAGCTGCTATATCCAGGATGGTGTGATCAAGAAGCAGTGTGATATTCTCTGGGAGATTCATGAGACACAGAACTCTAAGATTACTATTATCTTATATAGAACTGGAGAGGATTATGAATATATGGTGGGATTCTGCTATATGTATAATCCGGATCCTGATGCTGTAGCTAAGGATTATATTTGGGTATTCAGAGAGTCATGTGAAGATGCTGACTTTGCTATGAGACAGGAAGTACCTTCAAATTATCAGCCTATCTACTCATCTATGATCAAGAAGTTATTCTGTAATTATATTGACTATCATGAGAATGCTAAGTGGGATGGTGAAGAACCTGAAGAAGACAGACCTATAGATGAAGAATTAGATGTAGATGCTTAAAGAACAAGAGGACTGGCCAACTTGGGTCAGTTCTTTTTTCTCAGAAAGGAGATTTTTTATGGATAAAATTAAAGAACCGTCAAGTTTTGTAATTATTTCTGATAAGTCATCTAAAAGTAATATTAGATGGGTTCAATATAAATTAGTCGCTTGGTGTAAAGCTATTAATGTACACTATCTTGCCACTGTAGATGGCATATTTGGCAGGAGAACTATAGCAGCTGTAAAAGCATATCAGATGATAAATGACTTAGATTTAATAGATGGCATAGTTGGTCCAGAGACTATTGAGCATATGAAATGCCATAAATGGGAGCAACTCTTACCATTTCAGACTGGGGGAACAAATATATAATTATTTTAATGGAGGTGTGCCATGATAAATGATACACTACTTGTAGATGCTTTTAATGAGCACTCTGAAGAAGATTTCAGAAAGATTGCTGAAGTGACACAAGATAATGGTTTTATGTTTGATCTCAGAGATCAAGGGGCTTTAGAAGCTTATGACTATTTCAAGGGTAAGAGCCTTGGATATATTTTTTCTGATATGGATGGTATAGAGTACCATTACTGCTTAGAAGATGGTAAGATCTATGCATATGATGAAAGTGCTGATCCGTGTATGCTGCCTGAGGGTAAGTCATATGATGAATTGCATGATATAATCATTGGAGTTCCTGAGAAATTCTCCTCTGTAAATGAAGCGGAAGTATTCCATAAGCATGAGCATAAAGTATTCTATAGTGGTAATAAACGTGATGCATTAGATGTGAAAAGATTTATCAATGAGGCTAGTTTGAATAGCTGGTGCCAGCAATTAGGGCTATCTATTTATTGCAATACAGATGATGAATTGCATGTGATTGTTACTGCAGAGGATACTCTACCATCAGTATCTCCTACTACTCTCAAAGTAATGTCTAGAGGTACATTCAATGACTTATATGATGGTGGATATAATAATTACTTAGTTACTAATTTGATTGCTTATCTCTATATTCATGAATTTCCTAATGCAAATAAAGCATTAGTATACGATATAGCTAAGTACCATTCTGGCTTATATGATGATTATAAATTAGAAGGATTAGATAGATCTATATGGGCTAATAGAGATGTTATTGATAAGCTGTACCAGCAAGGTGGTAATGAATTATTCATTAAGATCGTTAAAGATTCCTCTGGTAAGAAGGCTATTAAAGCTATTGGTAAGCAATACTATAATGATGTAAAAGCAGATGCTAAGACTGTAGCAGATATATACTTCCATAGAGAATCAGCTATTACAGAAGCTAAGAATAAAGATGATCATGACTGGTCTGTAGATGGTATCGCTAAACTCTCTCGTCGTATTAAGATGAAGAATCGTACTGCCGTTCATGGAGCTAATTCTGTATCTAGAGATGTAGAGACTATCATGAATATCAATGAACCCAATCCAGATATTGACTTAGATAAGGATGGAGAAGTAGAAGCAGATGAGAAAGCTCAACAGTATCATGGAGCATATGTAATTCCAACTTCTGAGAAGATCAAGGCTATGGTTAAAGCACCGACTCCTGGGGGTACCACATCTGGCGGTTCTGGGGGAGACAAATCTGCTCACATCGAATCTGTGATAAATCCTAGTGATTTCCTCAGTGATGATCAAATATCGTATCTCTACAATGGAAATAGCTATATTATGCTTGGAGAGGCTGTTAATCCTAATAAGAGATATAATAAGATGCTATATACTAACCTCTACGCTGATCGCATGAGAAAAGCTAAAGATGTACTTAGGGTATATGGAGCGATAAAAGATGATTTACCATGGATTAAGTATGCATATGTGGATCCTAAGAGATATAAATTCAATCTGATTATTGATACCTATTATTACAATAAAGCATTCTTTGCTAATAATAATTTCAATAGAGATAAGACTGTTGATTTATATGCAGAGATGCTTAATAGATTAATCAATGATCAGAGATTTATTGATTTAGGATATAATAAGCAGACAGTATTCATTCCAGTGCTTGGATGGGATGATGATCCTTCTGTAAAGATCTGGTTATATAAGGAAAGTGTGAATCCTATATCTATTATCTTTAGATTAATGCAGTTGAATATGGCTAGACTCAAATCTATATTCGGAGATAGAGATATAGTATTCATGGGTTCTACTAATTACTTCAAGATCAATTTCTCTAAAGAGCATAAGGGAGATATCAAATTAAAATTTGTATCTCTTATCAGAAAGATTCTCGCCATTGGAGAGACTGGAGTAGCAGAGCCAGATCCAGAAGATGAACCTATGGGAGATTCTCCTAAGGCTATTGCTCTTGATATTATTGATAAGCTTAGTACTAATCAGAATATCCAGATTGACTCTATGGTTCCAAAGAATTTAGTGGGTGATCCTCTTAAGAAATCTCCTACTGATGTGAAGAAAACCTCTGATGCTAGTGGTACTGTAATAAAGACTGCTAAGCAGAGTAAGAAGGAGGAGGAAAAAGCTAAAGCTACTCCTGAGCCAGAGTCTACTAAGAAAGCTCCCACCAGCAAGAAAGAGATAGAAGACAATGTTGAAGATGCTAATAAGGATCAATTAGTAAGAGACATTATAGATGCTGCAGCGGCTGCTACTTCTTCAGAAGAAGCTATGGATAATATGGAGGATGAGAGAACTGCTAGACTCATTGCTGCATTAGCCGCAGAAGAGAATGATACTGGTCATATCAATAAGGCCAGAGAAGCTCGTATGAATAAGGTTAGAGAGGATTTCTATAAGAAGTCTATTGATGGCATGACTGTCAAAGAGATGATTACTACTCCTAATAGAAAGAATGTAGCAGATGAGATTCCTAAGAAGAATATCAATATTGAATCTATCAATGATGAGTGGAATGATCTTACTTATGCTAACTTTGATAAAGAGTATAATGTAAACTCTGATATTGTAGCTATCTTAAATGCTATGGCAGATTGGACATATCCTATAGTAGTAAGAGAATTGGACGTAAGAGATAATTCTACTGCTTTGGATTATGTAGATTTATGGACTGTAAAGTGTGAAGATTCATTTGGTAAGAGATTTAGTCTGAAATTTGATGTACCTAAGTTCATGAATAATAATCGCTATATGATGCTCAGAGGTAATAGAAAGACTATAGAGACTCAGTTATTCTTGATGCCTATTCTTAAGACAGATGAAGGTGATGCTCAGATTGTATCTAATTACAATAAGATCTTTGTAAGAAGATTCAATACATCACCTGGTAAAGCTAATAGATCTTCTGATATCTTAGTAAAGACTCTTAAAAGATATACTGGTGATAAGATTAAGATATATTATGGAGATAATACTAAGATCTGCTCCAAGTATGCATTACCTATAGACTATATTGATCTTGCTAAAGTATATAGTAAGATTGAATATGGTAAATATATCTTCTACTTTGACCAGGATGAGATTAGACAGAAATACACTATAGATGATTCTAAAGGCATTCCATATGGAGTGTATAAGAATGGCACTGATCAGTCTAAGTGGACTATCCTATATATTAGTGATGGAGCATCCGTATCTGCTAATTTACTGGATATACTTGGAGAGGATAGTACTTTCAGTGATATTGCTAACGCTGTGCCTAAGAAGACTAAGTATACTTACTCAAGAGCTCGTATCTTAAACTCAGATATTCCATTAGTAGTACTCTGTGGATATTATGAAGGACTTACTAAGACTTTTGATAAAGCAGGAGTTAAGTATGAATTGGTAGAGAAGCTTACTCCAGAGATACGTAAGAATGAATCTATTGATTATGTGAAGTTTGAAGATGGATATCTTACATGGTCTGGGGATCAATCTGTATCATTATTGATGAATGGATTGAAAGAATGTGATACTCAGAATTACTCCTTAGGAGATTTGAATTCTAAGTCTATGAATACAGATTTCGTTACTCAGTTCTGTAGTAGAATTAAGACTGATGGTTTGGATGTATTCTATGATTGCATGATTGATCCAATCACTAAGGATGTATTAGAGCATTATAACTTGCCTACAGACTTTGTAGAATGCTTATTATATGCTAATTCATTATTAGTAGATAATGAGTATTATAAGCATACAGATATGAGAGCTAGACGTATTCGAAGAGCTGAGTTAATTGCTGGCTATGTATATAAAGCTATCACTGATGCATATTCTACTTATACTATTCAGGCTAAGCATACTAGAGCTAATGCTTCTATGTCTATGAAACAGTCTGCTGTTATTGATAGAATTCTCTTAGATCCTACAGAGAAGGATTATTCTACTAATAATATGCTTACAGATGTAGAGTCAGTAAATGCTATCTCTACTAAAGGACTTACTGGTCTGAATAGTGAGAGAGCATATAGCTTGGATAAACGTACTTATGATGATTCTATGCTTAATGTAATCGGAATGTCTACTGGATTTGCTGGTAATGTAGGTATTACAAGGCAGGCTACTCTGGATATGAATGTTGAGGGTAAGCGTGGATATGTAAAGACTATAGACGGAGATGCTACACAGCTCAATGACGTAAAGACTCTTGATGCTACAGAAGCTCTTACACCAATGGGAGTAACCCATGATGATCCATTCCGTACAGCAATGACATTTGTACAGAAGTCTAAACATGGTATGCGTTGTATTGATGCAGATCCATTATTGGTAACCAATGGAGCAGATGAAGCTCTTCCATATATAGCATCAGATATCTTTGCTTTCAAGGCTAAAGGTCCTGGAGAGGTGATCAAGTTAGAGCCAGATGACTATATGATTGTGCAGTACAAGAATGGCACTAAGGATTATATCAATCTTGCCAATACAGTACAGAAGAATTCTGATGGTGGATTCCATATTCCATTGAAATTGGATACTGACTTAAAGGTGGGATCGAAGTTTAAGACTGATCAGATCTTGGCATATGATAAATTATCTATTGGTAATACTCTAGGTGAAGATGATAATATGGCTTATAAAGCTGGTACATTGGCTAAAGTAGCTATGTTGAATACAGATGAGGGATTTGAAGATTCTTCTATTATGTCTCATAGATTATCTGAAGCCATGGCATGCGACGTTATCAAAGTTAAGCAGGTAGTAATACCAGCTAATACTAATGTCTACAATGTATTATCTAAGGGTACTTCTATAGAAGAAGGCGACCAATTGATGTCATTCCAGACTCCATATGATAGTGAGGACTTAGAGATCTTACAGAGAAACTTAGCTGGAGATGAAGAGCAATTATCTTCACTTGGTAGAGTTCCTATTAGAGCAGAATGCACTGGTAAATTGGTAGATGTAATCATCTATAGAACTTGTGAATTAGATGAACTTTCTCCGTCATTGAAGAAATTAGTCAATGCCTATGAGAAACCTATCAAAGCTAAGAAAAAGATGCTTGAAGAGAATGGCTTACCTACTTATGAATTACCTGCTACATATAAATTACCTACTATTGGTAAATTAAAGAATGTAGAGAATGGAGTAATGATTGAGTTCTGCCAGCAGTACAGAGATGTACCTGCTATTGGAGATAAGATTGTATGGTACTCTGCTAATAAGGGAGTAAATAAAGGATTATTCCCTGAAGGATTAGAACCATATACTGATATGAGACCTAATGAAGTAATTGATGGATTCATTACTAATACATCTGTAAATGGACGTATGGTATGCTCTATTGGTGAAGTGGGTGCTCTGAATAAGTTAATGGTTGAATTAGACCGGACTTGTAAAGAGAAATTAGGCATTCCATTTGATGATACTAAGGCATAATAGTGGGGTAGGTGAAGAGCCTACCCCTATTTTTTCCCGAACTAATAAGTAAATCTTGAAAAGGAGGATTATTCAATGTCTCAATATACAATGGTTTTTAAGAAACCAAAGAAAGTTGGAGAGTTTGGAGTGCAGGTAGGCTGTAAGCATCCTGTTGAAGTAACTGATCTTGATGATTATAAGATGATCAGATCAGTCTTTAAGTCTGCTCTATTAAATGACAACAAGTACATCAGCACATATGATTTGGATACTAATATAGAGACTTCTACTATCTCTGCTGATAAGCATTTAGAAGAAGATGATAAAGAGATCCCTAAGAAGAAAGTATCATTTTCAGACAATATCAAGTTTACCAAACACTGCTTAGCTCATCATACAGTAACGTCTGAGGAGCTTACTCAGGATACCATTGTGCATTTTATTGATAGTGATTCTAATCTTCAGGAAGCTATCAATAAAGCATCTGATGGCGATGTAATTGCTCTATTAGACGATCAGACTATCTCTGGTCAGCTCTCTTGTGCTAATAAGAATATTGTAATTGACTTATGTGGTTGCAATATTACTTGTGAATTTGTTGGAGAGGCAGAAGTTTCTGATTTCATTGAGATTAGAAATACTATCCCTACCAGTGGTGGAGTAGGAAATGATGTTCCTGAGCCTATTGCTGATATTACATTAGGAGAGAATGGTATTAATACTATTGCTGATGCATTAGCAGCTATTGAAGCAGGGCAGACTCTTGCTATTCCTGCAGGTACATATGATGAAAACTTTGATCTTGATAAGTGTATCACTATTATTGGAGCTGGATCTGATAGTACCTTACTGTCAGGGCATATTACTATTTCTGCTAATGATGGAGAGGTATCTATTTCTGATCTGAGCTTCAATGGTGCTAAGTCTTCTACTGGTACTGGTGGCGGAAAGAGAAATTCTTCAGGTGCAGCTATTACTATTACTGGTAATGCTACTGTAGCTATTACTAATTGCACAATGGAGAATAACCTGTACTTCTATACTATCTTCTCTATTACAGGAGATGCAGTGCTTAAGATCAATGGCCTTAATTGCAAGAATAATGATTGCTATCATGGTATTGAGTGGAGTACTAAGGTTCAGGTTCCGGATGGTACTGAGATCAACAACTGCTCTATTGATGCTAGTACATGTAATCATAATGCTATTAGCATGTATGACTTTGTTGATGGCGCTCATATTACCCTTAATGGTAATACATTTGGAGATGGAGATTCTTACAGATTCAGTAATCTTTCTGGTAATGCTGCTACTATTGATATCGAAGATAATACATATCTCGGTGTTGAAACAGCTGATGGATCTGGTTATTATGAGAAAGGATATCAGAATGGTAAGTGGTGGAGTGGAATTCTCTTCCAGGCTTACAAGGATGGTATGGACTTCTCCAAGATGGTTGTCAATATCAAGAATATGATCGCTTGCGGTATGCAGGTTAAAGCTCCAGAAGAGGCTACATGTGCTGAAGAGCAGGCATGGTATGTATACAAAGATAGCTTAGACTATACAGTATATAACCCGGTTGTTAATATCTCCTATGATAGCTAGAGGCATTTTTAACCCAGAAACATATATGTATAGAATATTCTAATATTTAAGGAGGTAATTACTTCATGGTTTATGGTAATATTTTAACCGAGAACGTCGAAGATGTTCCTGAGGGACTCTTAGAGGCGTATATTGTTGATGAGGTATCTCATCTTTCTGATGAGAAGATTCAGGAGTTCTGTCAGTCAGAAGAGGCTGAGGCTCTTGTACAGGAAGGTGTAATTAGAAAGAAGACTCTTGTTAGACTTTCTAAGAAGGATGATATCTCTCGTCGTCGTACGATGGCTGCATTCTCTCTTGCACGGGCTAAGAAAGATCCGTTATGGACTAAGCTTGTAAAGAACCGTGTTCAGGAGCGTAAGCTTATTGGAGCTATCGTTAAGAAGTACGGTGGAAAGGCAGAGAAGGTTGCTAAGGTTGGTCAGAGAGACTACCTTAAGAAGAAGATGCCGCTGTCATTCATGCGTGCTGGTGGAAACGATAGATAATACCTATTCGTCTGGGTATTTTCTATGTCATGTGAATCTTTTGCCATAAGATAACCTCATGACCGATAAAGTTCTCCTATGAATTTCGGGCAGCAAACCCCTGGGCACTGTTTAAGCCCAGGGGAATTGCTCACGAAAATTATTTAAGAAGGGGTGCCATAATCCAAGGAATCACTTCCTTTATCCCAATGTTTATAGCTGAAGAATATTACTGATCGGAACGTCCTTATTAAGCCTGTTTATACAAACTGCCTCTAAAGGAAAGCCTTTTATATTATCTGAGACAAGTGTATTAGTATCTACTACTTCAATAAGCCATTCTGGAACATCCTCTGTTGTAGGAATAGCTATTGCCTTTATCTTTCCATCTCTTTTGAACTCTGGCTGCTCTAATAATGCTATAGCTTTTCCATATACTTCTGGATAATCTCTCAACCTCTCCACAGTATTCTTATCAATATTAACCTTAGCTACTTCTATATGATTTCTTGAATCTAAATCTATTACATCTAAGTCACCTGTCCTTAATTCATTCCATGCTATAGATGCTTTTATACCTTGGATTCTCATCGGATCATCATATGCTCCAATGGATTTGATATTCACTGGCTTATAATATTCCTTAGAACCACTATTAATAGATTCAATAATCTTATGCTCTAATACTGCCATGTCTTTTATGATCTTAAATTGATCAATATTATCTGCTGCTAAGATATCTTCTAATAAAATTTTCTTCAAAGCTTTCTTTGTAGAATCCGGAGATGATGATTTGGTTAATGCTTGTAATCCCTTTACATCAATTGCTTCATCTTTTGGAACGAAATTACCTTCCTGAATCTCCTGATAAGATGCATAATTCTTTTTACCGTCAGATAATAATGCTCTTCTGAATAAGAATTCATTCTTTGCTACTATCTTACATTCTTTACCCTTAGCCCATGAGAAGTTTGCTTTGGTGAATTTGATCATATAATCATTTACTACATAATCCAAGATATAACACATGATATTTATGATAGAATATCTCACATTATCTTGTGGTAAGAATGTCACTGGATTAATCCAATGCTCTTTCTCTATAACTTCATCATTATAGAAATCATAGTCTTGTTCTCTACTAATATCCATTGTCTTAATCCATGCTTTATTATCTTCATCACCAGCATCTTCTAATTCAATCTTCTTGAATGGATCAATTTCCATTCTAGATATCTTGATTCTTTCATCTCCTAATACTGTCAATCCAAATCTATACCATGCATCTAATGAGATAATACAACTATCTGTATCAGAAATCATGATGATAGACTTAATCATATTAGCATTTCTATCTACTCTATCAGGAATCTGATATGAATAATATACATACTCAACCACCAAGTCTCTGAATACATCTAATTCTGCTTCTATCTCTTTTGGTGGTTTCATTGGATTCAAATATGGCTCATCAAGTTTCTCCAAAATGGTTCTAAGAGCTTTAATCATACATGAATTATTCATAAATTCATATAGATTATTCTTATAATATACTCTATTCAAATCCTGCTGAGATAGATTCTGCAGAATATCCCAAATAACTTGCAACTCTTCATCATTTGGAATCCATAGCCATCCACACATCATTACTATATGTCCAAATACTTGATGTAATGGTACATCTTCATCTAAGATATCCTTATCATTGAATTGCCTAGATTTTCTCTCTCCCAAGATATTATCTATATATACTACAATCTCATCTACTGATCCAAACTTGACATTGTTTGCCAGAAACATCTCAAACAACATTGACAAAGATGAAATCTGAGATCTAGACTGTGCCAATATAGAAGCTCCCACATGAAGATTATATACCAATGATGCGCACATTGTAAGAATACCAAAGATTCCATTTGCATCAATCTTATCCAGAGCTTGAATCAAATTCCAATGCTCATAATCTTCTGAACCCTTCTCATATCTAAACATCTCTTTCTTATGAATAGATCTGTTATCCAGAAATGATTGGATTACTTTTGCTAATGGATTTGGTACTGTGCCATGTTTTTTAAACATTACACCATATCCAGTTAAGATTGGTTCTCTTGAATAGATATAATCTGCTACTTCTAATAATGTAAGATTTACTTCTGTATTCTTATAATTATTAATTACCTTCGCAGGATGCTCTTTATATCTCTTCTGAATTGAATAATCAATCGCTTGATCAAAATCACTTTCCATCATATTGGGAAAAGATAATCTAAGGATACGTTTAGTCGTATCCTTATACTTTTGCATTGTAATACTATCCATAGCTTTCTCCTTCTTACTCTAACGTTGCAAATATTACCATAAACATGAATGCTGTAATAGTAATTTGAAGTATATGTAACTTTTGATCTTGCTCTAAGTTAAGTACTAATTCATTTGCCTTCAAATGATCTACTATTGTATGCATTGCAAGATTAGCTAAATATGATATAAATAATAGTGCAGCATATGGATCTAGATTGAATCCTCTTACATATGCTACAATAAGTGGTGGAATATAGATAGCAAAAGTCCAAGATGCTGCATGGAGCATCAAAGCTATTATATAATCTTCTTCATACTTTGGATCTGGATAATTCTTCTCCCACCATGATTTACATTTCAGATCTGCTATGATGCCCTGCTTGAAATCAACCATTACATGCATAAATATCATTGCTATATACATGAACATACATACTACCATCATTTTATAAAGTCCTCCTTATTTTTTCTATACTCTACAGTTCTGGGGTAATTAGAAACCTACCTAACGTATTATTTGGCATAGCAGAACATACTCTTAATTACGTAATTACAAATATAAGGAGGGTAATGAAATGCCTAAATTTGGTTATGACCTTAAAAACATAGAGCGCGCTATGGCTTCAATTAGAATGAATCCAAGAAGTCAGTCTAACCTTAATAGACTTAGAACTGAATTGAATAAGTTCTTCCCCGAAGCTACTTGCAACAATGTATTTTACTCAGATAATAAAGATAAGCTCTTCTTTGGTATGGCAGTAGTACCTAGCTTAACAGATGAGCAGGTTGCTGCTATTGCATTAGCAGATGGAGATGATAAGGATCTGCTTAGAGTAAAGCAGTATAGTATTGATATTGACTCTAAGCTGTTAGACTCTTTGGTACTGACAGATAAGGAGCTTACTGCTATTGTATTACATGAAGTAGGACATCTGGTAATTGATGATTCACCTGCTAAGATTGTACAGAGAAATATGGATATGTACTTCAAGAAGAATCGTACTCAGATGGATGCTAATCAGTTATCTTACTGTCCTGATGTAATCCGCTATGGTATCGAGGATGCTATGGTTAAAGCTGTATCTCTCTGGTATAGAGATGAAGAAGTAGCAGCCGATTCATTTGTAGTAGCATGCGGATATGGCCCGGAATTAGAGACTGCTCTTAATAAGATTGGTACTAATGCTTATTCTATGGCTAAGGGAGCTAATGTACCTAAGTTCATTATGCTATACTGGTCACTTAGAGTATATAAAGAAGTACATCTTAAGCGTGTGGCTGCTGTAAAAACTCTTGATAGAGCTGCTGCTATTGAAGGATCTACTTTACAGAAGAATAAGATGACTTATCTCAAGAAGAGATTACTCACCTATGTAGCTCCTATTGCTGCAGTAAAGGGTGATATTCAGAATCCTATCTCTGATGTGCAATTGAAAGAGATGGCGGCACTCACTGAGTCATTTCTGGTAGAGAATAAGCTATTTGCTAATCTCAAGACTGCTGGATTAAGGAGTATTGAGAATGACTATTATGAGTATCAGATGAGATTGAATAATGTGGAGGATGAATTGGATGCTCTGCAGTTACTCAGAGAGATCAATAATAGAATGTCTGCATTAGATAACTATTTAGCTAGTCCTAAGATCTCTGAAGGCGAAAGAAAGAAGTATCTCCAGCTGTATAATGGATACTTCAAGTTGAGAGAAATCTTATCTAAGAAGAAGATTTGGAAGAAATCACAGTACGGTTTATACTATAACTACAATGATTTGACTCCAGCACAGATGCAGAGCTATGAGCCAATGTAGTATATAATCAGGAAGGGGTGCATCATGGCAAGTAAAGATATCCAAGTAATGGATAAGCTAATAGATGATTTAGCTGCTATGGAGAAACCATGGTATTCATTTCTAAATATCTATGGAAATATACAGCTAAATGATTCTATAAAGCAATTATTCTCTAGTAATTGGGTACATGTATTTGGATCTGGCTTAGGATTACCACATGAGCAAATGTGGTGCATGAGGGATATGTATATTGATGGATATACCGTAGAAGAGATATCTAATAGACGTGAAATCTCTGAAAGTAATGTAAGGAATTATATTAATTCTCATCTACAGCAGCTCATGAGTCCTAGAGCATACATACTATCAGAAAAAACATATCCCATGCAGTTAGCAGAAATGACTAAGACCAGGTATAATGGCTATTATGATAATTATGGAGTATGGCATGAACCTGAGTATAGCCCTAAGAGATTATATCTGAATATATCTTTATTTGACCTGATTGATAAACCCTATATAGAGAAATTCCTTAAGTCCAATGATATTATTACCATTGGTGCATTATGCGCTTGGATTAAAACTCACATCTCTGATATAGAGAATAGAAAGGCTGGAATAGGTAAGAAGACTGCTGAAGTGTTGGTGAAGAATGATTATATTATCAATGAGAATGCTGATGAATTATCTATTCTAAAGAAGATAGCGGGAGTATGATTATAAATGGGTAGGCATAATAGCCTACCCGTTATTTTTGTATGATCCTGAGATTGTGAGATCCGTAAAAGTCCGTTTTTTCAATTATATATGATCATGGTAACCAGAGATAGGAATAGTACCTATCCAATAAAATGCACAGCCCTAATGCAGGAAACTGCAAGGGAGAACAGGAGGAAACCATGAGTGCAAAAATGTTAAAAGGAAACGAAGTAGTAGTTGTAGGCAGAAAGCAGCAGCTTTCTAAGATCCTGATGGGTCAGCTTAAAGCTGAGATCAAGCGTACAGCTGACAACAACATCAAGGAGTTGAAGGCTGTTAATGATACTGAGGACTTCTGTCCTACAGAGTATCATTTCATGCATGACACACTGCGTGACTTTGGGACCGACGGAACTTTCGAGTTCACCATTCAGAAGATGTATGGTATGAGGAAACTCAGTTACATCAACCAGAATGGACTGATCTCTGCAATCTTCTCTCTGGAGGAGTGGAACATGATGCAGAAGATGATCGGACATTTCTATGTATCCGAGTTGAACCGGGCAAACCGCGAGGTAAGTTGGGCTCTGAAGGAGCAGGAAATGAAAGACTTCGATGCAAAGGTTGCAGCAGAGGTTGCAAGACAGCTTCGTGTATACGAGGCAACACATAAGTGCAGCAGAAAGACAGTTTACAAGGGAAGGCCATCATCAGTGACTGATCCTGGTTACAAGCCATTTACAGAGATGGCTGAGAAGCAGGATGTTGATGATGATAAACTGTACTAATGCAAAGCCGAAAGGCAAAGAGGCCCGGAGAAATCCGGGTCTCATTTTTTATACGCAGATCATAAATGGGATAGAATCATTTGCTGCTGTTACATATGAGGATTCTAATTTCTCAATTATCTGATCTCTCTTACTGGCAGCATTATCAATATCTCCAAGCTTCATATCTATAGTAGCGAATACTGTATCCATCTGATCCCAGAATCTTAAGTTACTGGATAAGAACTCTGCCACGTCAGCTTTAGCTAATTCTTCAAAGGTTTCCATCTTTGTAGGAGATATGGTTTGTAAGCTATCAGGATGCTTAAGTAATACATTGACAGTGAATCTTCTCATCTGTACAGGCATCTGGTTAGTTAGACCGCTAAGTCTAAACATATTAGGCTCACGGTACTCTATATAGATTCCATAGTTCATAAGACTCATAGCATCTGCCCTCATCTGATGACACATAATATCTTCAAATGATATATTAGATCCATAGAAGTCTATATAATTACCATAGCCAGAGATCTGAGCAACTGATAAGTTATCGCTAGAGAAATCATTCCAATCAATATCTTGAATACCAAGTAATACTCCAGTCTGACCAAAGTATTTCTCTTCATCAATGATATACCAACCATTTCTTTTTGGTACGTCTTCTGTTACTACAAATGGTACCTTCCATGGAAAGTATCTAGAGAATGTAGTAATAGTCTGATCTTTAATAACTTCTGCCCATGCATCTTTACCATATTTCTCTGGTAGATGAGGAGTAAGAGGCATCAAGCCAAGACGCCTCTCAATTTTATTTACAAGATTGGTCATATTATTAGCATGTGCCATCTCTAACCCTCCTTAATATTTGAAATACATATTGTCTTGGCTATTGAATCCGAGATAAGTCTGCAGTTGTCTGTAGAACTCTATCTCATCTTCTATAATACTTATCTGATTCTCTAGTACAGACTTAATAGTACCACTAGTCTCAGATTTTAGAGTATTCAATAAAGTCTTCTGGTTTTTTAATTTTTTGGTAAGAGAATCTATCTTGGCATTTATATCTGCTATAGATCCAATAGCTCCTTCTACCATAGCCTCTTCATTAAGCTTATACCACTTAGATTTCTTTGTATCACTCTCTGTAGCAGTACTAGCTCTTTTAACCCCGGTATCTGAATATTCTGGAATACTATATGTATCTCCGTTAGACATCTTGAATGATAATGATGCCATTATTACCACTCCTTATTATCATAGAAGTAATTCATAAGTCCATTGTGCACATAGGTCTCTAAGTTTACAAATAAGATATTACCACTCTTATCAGTAAGCTGTACCTGAGAACCATTATTGATCATATTAATATCATCATACATGAGATCAAAGCTCTCTTTGAACATATGGAAATTGAATGATTCTTTCTGGATATAGTCGATGACATTCTGGTTAGTAATAGGAGTAATCAAACCAGTCTCATTCATTTTATCTCTAGAGATACCAGCATTCTCTGCTAATAAGCTAGAGTCTACCATAGAGCAAGCCTCTGTGAAAGCAGACTCAATCTGCATACGAGCTTTGAGCTCCTTATCTGCTTTAGTCAACTCTGTATCATCTACTAATCCCTGTCCATATGCTCCTGGATGAGAAGGATAGATTACATCATCCCAAGTAATAATCTTAAGATTAACTACCTCTGCTCCCTTACTAGTATTATTGACAGATCCTAATGCTCTTAATGAGAATGAAGGATCAATACCACAACGGAGATTATCATCGAATGTATCTCCTAATGCATTATTATGACCTACGTACCAAGCCCATACATCATTGCCTTCCATCCAGACTTTGAGATATCGCACAGAGCACAGACTCTCAATAATCTGCTGCTGGCGAGATAAGTCTTTGGATAATGGATGGCCATTCTCTCCTAAGAGTCTGCCATGTTTAATAAGCTCTAACGTACGTGGACATACAACCTGCGGAGATAACTCCTTCTGGGTATCATAGTAACGTCCATTTCTATTCTTTTCATTTCCTGATTGTAATATACCTTTTCCAACTACTCTTTTACGACTTCCACACTGGATCTCATTCACCAGTTCTGTTTTAGTCGGCTCTTCCGGGGCAGCCTCATTAATAATATATCCGATATTATTAGTATACTTGGAACTCTCAAGTATGTCTCTCATTTTCTTTGCCTCCTTACTGAAATTTACAATTATTGTATTGTTCAGGTACTACATTTACGCATTAATAAAAGGCTGAACAATATAATTAATACGGAATGGAGGGATAGAGCCATGAGAAGTAATCCTATCAAATTACAACAAGTTCAGATTAGACAACAACATGTAAAGAATGGCAATAAAGAGATAGCGGCCTTGGTTGAGGCTGCAATTAATACCGTAAAAGACTCTGGTAAACGGTATACTCTAATGGAACAATTCTTTTCTCTGTGTAAGAGTACAGAAGTAGCAGAGAAGAGTTTATCTACTATGGTAGATTATTTAAATGAGAATACTGATGAGAGGTCCCAGAGGGCTTTAGTGAGTCAATTTACTACTGCTATAGCTCCTGTGATCGAAGATACTCATTCTGCTCTTACAGAATTAGAGAGAATAGAGGATGATTCTATTAGAAATATCTGCAAAGAAGCAGTATCTGATATGGTGGCTATAGATACTCTTATTAATAACCATGAAAAGATTTCTAAGAGATTCAATGTGAATGGTTATATAGCGGATCATCAATTCTATAATGAAGAAGCAGAGTGCGTTAATCAGATATGTGAGTGGATTGATACTTATTCTATCCCTGTAAAAGATAAAGCTGCTATTGCGTTGGAGGAAACTCTATATGCATTCTCTAAAGGTGGAATGACTCACTCTAGAGATACTGTAGTACAAGAAGTAATGGAGTATTTCTTGGTATCTAATAGACTCACTGGTAAAGAAGCTAAGAGAATATTAGAGAGGTGCCAGTTCATTGATGAAGATGATACTAAGAATGTAAGGTATCTATTCAATGAGATGCTGTCTGATGAAGTACGTGATGTCATCAATCAGTGTAAAGTAGATGAGAAGTTCAACGATGGTGCATTTAAGATGGCTATCAACCATATCTATGCTAATTCTGCTGAGCAAGTTATTGATGGCACTCCTAATATATTAGGATGGATTAGGCAACTGGCTGCTATTAGTACTCTTGGAGTAAATGTATTTGTTGGTATTGCTGTAATATTAGCAGATAAATATATTCAGATGAAGATTTCCCGTAAGCAGTGTGAGAGAGTAGTAAGAAATTTCAAAGAAGAGAAAGAGAAGACTACTAAGGCTATAGAGAAAGCTTCTGATGATGAGGCTAGAGAAAGATTACAGAGATATTCTGACTCACTTGATGCTGCTATTGATAAGATTGATATGTATAAGGATACTCTCTATACTCAAGAGGAGCTTAATAAGCAAGCAGGAATAGAGAATGAATGCTCTATGTATCCTCCAGATATCTTCTATGAGTTTAAGGTATTCAAATTCCAGAACTTATTACACCTGGCGGCAGATGCTTCTAATTATATTCAGACTCAATATAATAAAGGAGTAGATAAAGTTAGAGGTACCATCAAGAAAGTATTCAAGGGTAAAGAAGAAGATGTAGATAAGTCTGGTAATGCTAAGAAGAAATCTCCTATCAATGCTACTGAGCTCAAGAATACTATTAAAGCTGTTACTTCTCATTTCATTGAGACAGATAATGGTGCTCATTTATTTGATGTAAATCTGGCTACTATAGATATCTCTGAGTGTAAATTAGGTGATGTATATGAATTAACTGATGTCATCTGTGAAGACTTAGAGAATAGATATAAAGGAATGAAGTTCTATACTAATACTAGTGGTGACTACTGTGAGATTCATATGATGAATCCTATTCCAGTAACGTTTAATGAAGAAGCTGATGCTGATTATGGATATATGAATGAATCTGATATAGAAACTCTTAAAGAGTATGCTAGTTTGGTTAGACTTACTCTAGAATATGTAAGCTATTCTCCTGAGACTATCTTGACTGATCTATTAGAGTCTAATATTGGATTCGATGAAGCTCATGCTATTATGGAACTCCAGCAATTCTCTGGTATCAATAACTCAGATGATGTATGGGATAGGCTAGTAGATAAGTATTATCATGATGAGATGCAGTATCATACCCAGGATCAGATAGAAGAGAATACTCTACTTAATGATCTTCAGTATAACTTCAATGGTGAGGAGATTCCTTTTGATGTACAAGTGGAAGCTTGTGGCCTTATGAGGGATATTCTTAATGAAGGTATACTCAATAAAGATAAGCCTAAGAATGATAAAGATAAGAAGAAATTCATTGACTTTAAAGTTGACGTAAAGAAGAATCAGCAGAATGCTAAACCTCAAAAGAAAGATGATGGCAAGAAGTTTGGCATTAGTGTAGGAGTCAATGCAAGTAAAGACAAGAATGATAAGAAAGAGAATAAAGGCGGAGGAATTGACTTCTCTGGTGTAAAGGTTGCTATGCAGGGATTAAAGTCTAAAGTTGCTAATCTTGGAGTAAAAGAGAAAGAAGTATCTAGAGACTTAGATGTAGCAGCTGCTGGATTTATGAGAAGTATTGAGAATGCTCTGACTTCTAATAGAAGAGAGGGTATTATTAAAGGATCTATTATTCCTTCATTCTCTAAGTGTCTTAAGACAGCATTGGGTGCTGGTGCTATCGCTGTAGTTGCAGATCCTGCTACTGCTATTATTGCTCTATTTGGAGCATTCGCTGGATCTAAATATCTTAATAATAAAGAACGTATGTTATTATTAGATGAAGTAGAAGTAGAACTCAAGGTAGTTGAGAAAGAGATTCAGATGGCAGAGAGTGATGGAGATATGCAGAAGTATAGAAAGCTTCTTACTTATCAGAAAAAACTCAAGAAAGAGAGCTTCAAATTAAGATATAAATTATCTAAGAAGATGGGTAAAGATTACCTTACAAGACACGATAACGAAGATAATGATTGATAAGGAGGAGTGGTTCAATTGATTTTTGGAGATATCTATAATAAAGGATCAAGAAATGCAATGCTGATGGACATGCTTCATGAATTAAATATTCCTGGAGTAGATGACGATGATGAAGATAATCCAGATTACACTGCAGATGATGGAGGTGATACTGGTGATTCTGATACTGATGCTGGTACTGATACCACTGATGATAGTGGGGTTGAGGACGATGATAACCCTGACTACACACAGGATGATGACGGAGCAGACACGGATGATACTACTGGTGATGATACTAGTGATAGTGATGATGACGATGGTGGTACATTAAACCTGCAGGATGATGACGATAATCCTGATTATACCGCCGATGATGATGGAGGCGATGCAGATGACGGTGCTGGGGATACTGGTGACGGCACTGATGCTGATGGCGATGGTATGGCAGCTGATAATTCGGGCGAAACGGATGGTGGTAATACCGCAGCTGATGGTGGTGATACTGGTGATACTGATGGTGAGCAAGACGATAACCAAGATAACGGTGATGGCACTGGGGATACTGGTGACGGCAATGATACTGGCACTTTAGATATGTCAGATGATGGTGATGATTCAGGTAACCCAGACTACACTGTAGATGATGATACCGGCGATACTGGAGATGATTCAGCAGATGCTGGTGGTGGAGATGATAATCCAGACTATACTGCTGATGATACATCAGGAGGTGATGACAGTGCTGGAGATACTAGTGGGGGAGATGCTGGCGGCGGTGATTCTGGAGGTGGCGGTGACAGTAATCCTGACTATACTTCTGATGATTCTGGAGGAGATGATTCCGGGGATAGCGAAGGCGGTGGTGATAGTTCTGATGATAGTGCTGGCGATGATACTAGCGGCGGCGATGATAGCGATGGTTCAGAGGGTGACCCATCTGATATCAATCTCACGGATGATGATGATGCTACTAAGGCCATTAAGAATCTGGAATTAAAACAGAATTATCAGCAGATGTATAAGACTTGCGATGATATTATCAATAAGGCTGGTACTGTAACTAAGTATAATGAAGTATCTGGTATACTCAGAAGAGTAGTATCTATGGCTCAGGATCTAAAGAAGTATATTGAGTTCTATCTCACTAATACTTATAATACTAGATCTTATATAGATAATGTAGTAAACTTCCAGAAATACCTTACTATACTTAATGGAATCAGATCAGTCTTAAATGATACCTGTGATGGTGAAGCTAAGGAAAAGAAATTAGAAGAATCAGTCATTGAAGTCTTTAGAGATCTTGCATAACAACAGAAGCACCCCAGATAATTCTGGGGTGTTTTTTACTCTCTAAATGCTTATATTTAAGGGATTTAGACTTATTTTTGGTCTTGTTTTAGGATGAATGGGTTGAACAATATTTTAATACATTTATTTGGTTTTGGGCTGTGTCCTTTCAAGCAGTCCTTAATCTGAATAATATGTAAATATATTTATGTATTATTTTAATACTTTGTAAAAAGGAGGTAATATACCATGCCTATCGCTGGAACAAGACAGAAAAGAGTAGGCGGTAATTATGAGATGGACCCGATGTAT